GCTGGTACCACAGCCCAGACTAATGTCGGTAATTGTGCTGATGTTGTTGCGGGTGCAGGTTCTACTACAACTGGTCAGTCAGGTTTCGAAATTTCAGGAACTATGGCTGCAGGTACTGCAACTTGTAAAATTCTTGGTCTTTATGAGTCTCCTGATAATGCTTTTGGCGCAAATGCCATTATGGAAGTCATTATCAATGAGCATCTCTTAAAAGACTCAGCTGGCATATAGGAGGGTTTGAAAAATGGCTATGAATAGAGCACAATTTGCAAAAATGCTCGAGCCAGGATTGAACACTCTGTTCGGTCTTGAATATGCTTCTTACCCAGCTGAATATGAAGCTGTGTTTGAATCAAATAGCTCAAATAAAGCATTTGAAGAAGACGTTTTGTTGACAGGCTTCGGTGCTGCTCCAACTAAAGATGAAGGTGCGTCAGTTTCTTACGACTCAGCTTCTCAGCAGTGGACAGCTCGTTACCAACATGAGACAGTTGCTTTGGCATTCTCAATCACTGAGGAAGCTGAAGAAGATGGTCTTTATGGGTCAATTGCTTCTCGTTACACAAAAGCACTAGCAAGGTCGATGTCTACTACAAAAGAGATCAAAGCTGCTAATGTTCTTAACAATGCAACGAGCACTGCTGGTGGCGATGGTGTTTCTCTTTTGAATACATCGCACCCAACACAAAATGGGCTTCAGAGCAATACTCTTGCTACTGCTGCTGATTTGTCTGAGACCTCTCTTGAGTCAATCCTCATTCAGATTGCTGACATGAAAGATGATCGTGGTTTGCGAATCGCTGCACAGGGAACAAAGTTAATTATCCCAACAGCATATACATTCGTAGCAGAGCGTCTTCTTGAGTCACAACTGAGAACAGGAACAGCTGACAACGACATCAATGCTATTAAGTCTGGTGGCTATCTGCCTCAGGGTTATCACATTATGCGTCGTCTGACTGACTCTGATCAGTTCTTTATTCAGACAGATGTGCCTGATGGTCTCAAGATGTTCCAGCGTTCGCCTATGAAAAAAGGCGTTGAGGGTGATTTTGAAACTGGAAATGTTCGCTACAAAGTCCGCGAGCGTTACAGCTTTGGCTTCACTGACTGGCGTGGAATTTTCGGCACAGAAGGTGCTGCGTAAAATAATATGGAGGAGAGCAAAAGCTCTCCTCTTAACTTAATCCTGACAGCGAAAGCTGACTCTAGCCACGACAGGAGATTTAAATGGCTAATACTACATTCAACGGACCAGTCCGTTCAGAAAATGGTTTCACAGTTGTTTCTAAAAATGCAACCACAGGTGCTTTCACTGACGTTGCTTCAATTGCCTCAACAGGCATTGTCACAAACAAATATGTTAAGCACGTTGGTTATGCCACTGGCGTTACTGTAAATACCACGGCAGGTGACAGCCCAGCTATTGGTGAGTTTACACAACCAGCGAACACAATCATCACTGATATTAAAATCTTTTGTGCCACTGCTCCTGTTATTGGAACAGGCGATATCGGTTACGAAGTTGGTACTTCTTCTTCTGGCGCACAAATTGTTGCGGCAATCACTGATGAAATCCTTGATGGTGGAACAACTGTTGTTGTTGGCAACGTAACAACCACCACACTGGTTGCAACAACACAGAACGCAGCCACTGCCCCAGTTTCTGCTCAGTATACGTCTGCTGCAAGAACTATTTACTGCAACATCACCAATACGGTCGATGCAACAACAGCAGGTTCGTTTACATTCATCATTGAGTATGTTCAGATTGCATAAACTGGTGGGGCGCATAGCCCCATCAAAATTTAGGAGTGCACAATGGCTGATCTAACAACTACGACAAAAATATCTGAGAGCACTCAAGAAGTCGTTTTTGCCTTTCAATACCAGTATGTTGATGGGGGCGATGAAAGTGCTGTCAGCAAGATTGATGTTTCTGCTTTAACAAAAAGCTCAAATGGAGATACTTGCACAGGCATAAGAATACTAGAGTGTTGGTGGGTTATAAAAGCTATGACTGTTGAAGTTTTAGCTGCTGCTGATACCAACATAATTGTTTTGCACCTTGATGAAGGTCAATCTGGTTATCAAGATTTTGAAAAATTTGGTGGCCTTCCAACTAGCTCTTCCTATGGCACCAATGGAACAGGTGATATAAAATTCACCACTACTGGTGCTGGTGCAGCAGGGGATGCTTATCAGATTATTATCAGAGCGAGCAAGCAGTATTAATGGCAACTTCAGGAACAGTAGCATTTAGGCCAAATGTTGAAGAAATAGTTACAGAAGCATTTGAGCGTTGCGGCATAGACCCTCAGACAAGAACTGGGGATCATGCTGTTTCTGCTAGAAGAAGTCTTAATCTTTTATTTGCTGAGTGGGCAAACAGAGGAATAAACTACTGGGCTCTTAACTCTGGGACTCTTAATTTGGGAACAGGAACGATTTCATACAATCTACCTGCTGGTGTTATAGATTTAATGGATGTTGTTATATCCAATTCAGCAAATGCAACACGCACAGATACGATCGTTAACAAAATAACAATAGCTGAATATAATCAGATACCAAATAAAACATCTTCAGGCAGACCTAGCCAATACATGATTGACAAAGGTTTGCAGGCTGGGTCAAATAACATATCGAAAATTTATGTTTGGCAAACTCCTGACATAAGCACATATGTTCTTCATTATTGGTCAATGAATCAACTTGAAGATGTAACAGCTAGTTATCAGGACACAGATGTTCCTTATACTTGGAGTGAATGCATATGCGCAGGTTTGGCTAGCAAATTATCAGTTAAATATGCAGCAGATCGTTTTCAGCTTCTGAATGAGCTTTATGAAAGGGCATTTAATTTTGCGGCATCTTCTGATAATGATGGTGTCAGCTTGAGGGTTCAACCCACAGCGTTGAATTTGGTTTAATGGCAAGATATGCAACAGGCAAAAAAGCAGTAGCGATAAGTGACAGGTCTGGCTTTAAAATAAAGCACAAAGACCTTAAAACCACTTGGGATGGCTTGCGTGTTGAAAAAGAAGAGTGGGAGCCAAAACACCCACAGCTAACCCCAGCAAAAAATGTTTTTGATGCAACAGCTTTATTTAAGCCACGCCCAGACAATGATCCTGAGAATGTTAAATTCTATGTTGGTTATAATTACGATCCATTCCTTGATATAAGGCAACGACCTAATGTTGGCATAGCTGGTGCTGGGGCAGTAGGGCAAGTAGAACCAAGAGACATACAGATTGGGGTGAATATAACTAGTGTTGCTGGTGCTGGTGCATTAGGAACATTTACAATTGTTTGCTCAATAACTGAAACTGGTCTTGCTGGCACTGGTGCATTAGGAACAACAATACAACCCATACCACCAGCAACAGGAATAGCAGGAACAAGTGCTGTTGGCTTAACAACTCATGTTATTAATGATGTTGTTGTAACTGTTCAATCTGTTGGCGGTGCAAATAAATACTTTATTGGTGGTTCCCAGCAAGCTGTTGTTAATATGATTGAAGGAAATATTTACAGGTTTGATCAATCAGACAGCAGCAACTCTGGTCACCCATTAAGATTCTCAACCACTTCAAATGGAACTCATGCTGGTGGAAGTATATACTCAACAGGGGTGACTGTTGTTGGAACTCCTGGAACGGCTGGGGCATACACTGAGATAATACCAGCAGTCGGTGCACCGACATTATATTATTATTGCACCCAACACAGTGCTATGGGCGGCACAGCTAATACACTTACTAATGTATCTGTTGTTGTTACACTTTTAGCTAATGAGGCTGGGGTTGCTGGAACTGGGGCAATTGGAACTGTAACAAATAATAGCGGAATAACAGTTACAGGGGTAGCTGCAACTGGGGCAATTGGCAGTGAATCTGTTAATGTAGGTGGCTGGGGCAATATGGCTTGGGGTGATGACACTTGGGGTGATGGTTAATGAATTATGCAACGCTAGTCTTAAATATTAAAAATTTTATGGAAGATGATTCCACAGAGTTGACTGCTTCAATAGATGAGATAATTGGTCAAGCTGAAGATATGATTTTCCAAAGGCTACCCAGTTTGCCTTGCTTTAGGGCATCAGCCACAGGAACACTTGCTGTTGGCACTTCTGATTATGTCATCCCAACAGCAAGAATGATAAGACAAGTCTCAGTCACTTTATCAAATAATGTTATTTATCTTGATCATAGAATTGATTCTTATTTACGTGATTATTGGCCAAATGCAGCCACTACAGACACTCCAGAGATTTACAGCACTAAAACTGCGGCACCAGCAGGAATAACCATTACGCTGGCTCCTACGCCAAGTGCAACACTTTCTTACCAAGCTGATTATGTAGCTCCAGAAACTGGCCTTTCTTCAAGCAATACAACAAGTTGGGTGGGGAACAATGCTGAAGCTGTTTTGTTGGCTGCGGCACTTTATGAAACTTCTGCTTTCCTTAAAGCTCCAGAAACGCTAAGTTTATACAAAGCTCAGTTTGATGAGGCTGTTGGATTGTTTCAGCAAGAGATGAGTAGAAATTACACAGCCGAATATAATGGAGGCATTTAATGGCTATATCACAAGCAATGTGTACATCATTCAAAGCTGAAATATTGGATGAACAACACGATTTAATTGCGGACACAATTAAGATCGCACTTTATACAAGCTCAGCAAGTTTAGGAGCAGGGACAACTGCATATACCACTAGTAACGAAGTTGCTAGCGGAAATGGTTACACGACTGGGGGTGAAACTTTAGGAAGCAAAGTTGTAACAACAACTGGGACAACTGCATATTTTGATTCAGCTGATCCGACTTGGACAAGTGCATCTTTCACAGCCAGAGGTGCTTTAATATATAATGACACCAATGGCGACAAAGCAATTGCTGTTTTAGATTTTGGCGGTGATTTCTCAGTAGCAGGTGGAACTTTTCAAATTATTTTCCCAGCAGCAGGGACAGCAGCAATAATAAGGATCGATTAATATGGCTAGTACCTATGTAAATGATTTACGCCTAAATGAAATGGCAACAGGTGATGCGTCAGGCACATGGGGCACAGTCACCAACACAAACCTTGAGTTAATAGCTGAAGCCTTCGGATTTGGCACAGAAGCTATATCAACCAATGCCAACACTCACACAAGCACAATAGCTGATGGGGCAACTGACCCTGTTCGTGCTATGTATGTCAAATATACTGGGGCATTGGATTCAGATTGCACAATAACAATTGCTCCTAATACTCTTAACAGAGTCCATATTATTGAGAATGCTACAACTGATAGTGGTGCCTCTGGACCATATAACATTATTATAAGTCAAGGATCTGGGGCAAATGTAACCATACCAAATGGTCAAGTCTCTGCAGTGTATCTTGATGGAGCAGGATCTGGGGCAGCAGTTACTGATGCTTTAACAGATTTATCTATAGCAGGAACTTTTAATGCAGCGGCAGACATTGTTGCAGCAGGAACTCTACAAGCAGCAGGTGACACAGCGGCAGGTGATGATGCTGCAATAGGATACACATCTGCATTAGGGATTATAGTAACAGGCCAAGGCTCTACAAATGACATAACACTAGTCAACGATGCAGATGCGACAGTTCTTGCTGTTCCAACAGGAACGACAAACGTAGATATCGTAGGTGTTGCAACAGCTGAAACTTTTGAACCAGACGGAGATACTGCCGCAGGTGATAGTGCGGCTATTGGTTATACTGCTGCGGAAGGCCTGATTCTGACAGGCCAAGGTTCAACAAACGATGTCACTCTTAAAAATGACGCAGACGCAGATGTTTTAGTAGTCCCAACAGGGACAACCAATGTTGATATAGTTGGCGTGACAACAGCCGCAACTTTTGAACCAGACGGTGACACTGCTGCTGGGGACACTGCTGCTATCGGATATACTGCTGCTGAAGGACTTATCTTAACAGGCCAAGGCTCTACATCAGATGTTACTATTAAAAATGATGCTGATGCTACCGTTGCTTCAATTGCAACAGGCACAACAATTTTAACTGTGAATGATGATGTCACAGTAGTTGGCAGAGCAGTCGGCAGTACAATAACTGATGAAAACGATGCGACCTATGATTTAGCATTAGGGAATAATTTCGCTACAACAACC